GTCATCTCGTAGCTGCTTACGACCTCATCCAGCTCCGGCGGCAGCTCTCCGTCGTTTTCTTCGGCGATTTCTTTCATCGCACTCTGCAGGGATCCTGCATTGACGGTTTCTTTGATGAGCTCGCCGAGGCCCTGTTCTCTGAGTACCTCGAAGAAGTCCAGGCCGCGTTCCTGCAGGTAGGCTTCTCCGCGCTTGGAGTATTTGACCTTATCCTGGAGGCTGTAGATGTAGTCGCCGTATCCCTGGGACGGGATATCTTCGTCGATCATCATTTCTGCGATCTCTGCCTTCAGCTTATCGATGGCTGCATTGTTGTCCTTGGTGTCTTTGGCCAGCTGATCCTTCTTGTCGAGAAGTTCTTCGTACTGGCCGAGCATTTCTGTCAGTTTCATGGTTTTGTCCTCCTACTTTCTATTTTGAGTCCGCACTCTGTGCAGGCTGCTTGCATTTTTTTCTGCCGGAGTTCCTGTCTTGATATTGGTCTCCAGCATTCCTGTCCGCAGATCGGACATTTTACCAGGCTCCATTCCGGATGCCCTTTTGGGATGTTTTTCTTCATCGGCATCAGCAGGATGCCTCCGGTTTCGTTTTGGCCTCGCGGCCAGATCTTAACTTCTGCCATTGCTTTTCTCCCTTCCGTAGAGTTTGTATTTGATACTTGATTCCGACCGGTTCATCTTCTCTGCGATCTCTCTGATTGTGAAT